GTCCCAAATCATGGCGCTGCGGCGATAGATTGTAACAGTGTAACGCTAGTAACAGCAACTAGATAGAGCATAAATAGGTGATAGGCTTAGAAAATGACAAGCAAGGTAAACGCGGGACGGTGTAATATTAATAATCGACTAGGCGGGCTCTCAGGAGTTTTCGGATTTCAGTTTAGAATTTCGCCTTTAAAACTCTCCGCTCAAAAAGGGCGAAGTGTCAAAAATAGCACCAGTGAAAATCGGCGCGCAGGCTTGCAAATCTCGCCTGCCAAAATCCAATCGAAAACGAACCTTCAATCCCAGATCGGAATCGCGTAAATGGCACAGCAAGGAAGCGACCAGCCAACCGCGAACAGTTCTCTTGATCGAGTCCAGCGTCACCGCGCGAAGGAGCGAGAGATTGAGATCGATGTTTCGCGACAAGATCGTCGCCGGCGCGGGAAGTGCAAGAACAATCCGATCGCGTTTTGTAAGACATATTTTCCAAATCTCTTTTACAATGATTTCACTGCGAACCACAAGCAGATCATTCGCGAGATCCACAACCGCATTAAGTACGGCGGCAAGCAGTCAATCGCTGCTCCTCGTGGCGACGGCAAAACGACGATCACCAAAGCACTTGCTCTTTGGGCCTTGCTTTACGGCCACATCAAATGGCTTGTTGTTGTCGGAGCCAATGGCGTTGACGCGAAGGCAAAGCTTGAGGACATTAAATATTTTCTTGAGATGAACGATTTGTTGCGTGATGATTTTCCGGAGGTCTGCGATCCAATCCGCGCACTTGAGGGTAGCCCGCAGAAAGCAAATAAGCAAACATACAACGGCAGCCCAACCAACATGCTTTGGAGCAAAGAAGAATTACGCTTGCCTGAAATTGAGGGTTCGCCTGCTAGTGGTGCGATCATAACTCCGCGTGGTGTTGACGCAGCGATTCGCGGTTTGGTTCGCGGCGAAAAGCGTCCTGATCTTGTCATTTGCGACGACATTGAAACTCGCTCAAGCGCCGAAAGCGACACAGAGATTCGCAAACGCGGCGAAACGATTCTCAAAGACATTCTCGGTCTTGGCGGTCAAGATCGCCAGATTGCCGTTTTGCTGCTTTGCACTCGCATTAACGAAAAATGCCTTGCAACGCAATACACCGACAAAACTCAAAAGCCCGAATGGAACGGTATTGTCCAACGCTGGCTCGAGAAATGGCCAAGCCGTCCTGACCTCTGGGATAAATATTTAACCATCCGCCGCGAGGGAATGGCAGACGGCGATCTCTTTGCCCGGCAAGCAATGGATTTTTACAAGTCCAACCAAAAAGAAATGGATTGCGGCGTTAAAGTTTCGAACCACAATCGCTTCGATGCCAACCCTTGCCCCGATGGTTCGCCAAAGGAAATTTCTAGCATCCAAGCGGCTTACAACATCATTGCCGGCATCGGCGAGAATAACTTTAGCTGCGAATATCAAAACGATCCACCAAAAGACGAAGCGAAAGAAACCAGCAATCTCACTGCCGACATTATCCAGCGTAGAATCTCTGGCTTACCTCGCGGAGTTGTCCCAACCGGCACAGAATTAGTAACCGTTGGTTTTGATATTGGCGGACGCGTTGCTCACTGGGTTGCAATCGCTTGGCGCAGCGGCTTACGCGGACACATCATCGACTATGGAGCCGAGCCGATCAATTCTCCGCTTAGCAATCTGCGAGACAAAGAGAATCACAAAGCACTTGATGCGGCAATTATCCAGACGATGTTGAGCTGGCGAGATTGGGCGTTTGGCTCTCAAGCACCTTGGATTGAAGAATCAACCGACAAGCCACGTCGCCCCGATGCAGTTATGATCGACTGCGGTTATCGTGATAAGGCGATTTATAGATTCGTTAAATCCTGCGCAGACAATCGCTTTCATGGTGTTAAAGGTTTTGGTTCGAATCAGCCGCAAAAATACAGAGAGCCAAACTCGCAAGGCAAGCAAAAAGCCATCGGCTACCATTACTGGCGAGGTTATCAATCAGGTCATCGAATCTGGCTCAATCATGTCGATGTTGATTATTGGAAGCTCCACGTCCAAAATGCTTTTATGATTCCAGAGGGCGGCGCAAGCAGTTTGCACGTTTTCGGATCCGATCCATACACACACAGAACCTATGCCCGTCACATTGTCGCCGAGCAATAAGAGTAAATAAGAAAACCGCGAAACCAGATCAAGTGGCTCAAGCCCCAAAAGAAAAGCCGCAATGCCCTCGCTGTGGTTCGCGAAATACTATTGCCGTTTCAACGCGTGGAGTCATCCAATATCGCAAATGCCGCGTTGTGATTTGCCGCTGGAATTTCAAGGCGATAGTAAAAAAGTAAGGATCTAAAGCAAATCTGTAAAGTAGCCCCTTGTTTTTTTAAAATTTATGTGGTTATTTATATTTAAGAATTACGTTCTTTTAATAATTTGTGGGTTTGCTTGTTGCCCGGCCAGGCGATAAGCGACTAAGAAATTCAAAAACGGCTGTATGGGAGCCCACGCCTCCTGTGCAGCCGTTTTTTTATTCCCACTTTGAGAAAGGCATAGAATGTCAATAACAAGTAGCTCAACAGTCGCGCAGGTTTTAGCGGAATATAACGACAATCTCTCTTGGGAGGGAAATGTTGATAAGGCCCGCTTAGCACTCGCTGCGATCCGCTGGTTGTTAATTAATCGCCCAGAAACCCTTGGCGAGGATGGCAGAAATATAAATTACGCTAGTCTTGAGGCTGAAAAGACTCAACTTGAGCAGTTCGTGCGGCAAAATACAGCCACAACCAAACGCGGGCGAAGTGCATTTACGCAAGTGAGGTGTATTTAGTGAACATTAAAATCGAAAACAATGCTGGCATGTACGACCATTTTGGCTACAACTCGGCTCGCGGTAGCGGTGTTGGCGGCGGCAATGCTAGCACAAGTGCAGATTACCACACGCAACACGACCGATTGCAATTAATTAATCAAAGCCGATCATTCCTGCGTAACAACACACTCTATAAGGGAATCATCGAACGAGCTGTTACTTACACAGTTGGCTCTGGTTTTGGCTTACAGGTCAACTCTGGCAACTCAACCTACGATAAAAAAGTTGAGCAGCTCTGGCGTGAATGGTTCAAAAGCCCCGACGTGCGCGGAATCAAAAGCGGCAAGAAATTCGCGAAGCTATTATGCCGTGAGATTTTTGTCGCAGGCGACACTTGCGTTTTGAAGCTTGCAAGCGGCAAGCTCCAGCATTTTGAGGCGGAGCAAATCGCCAAAGGCTACAAAGGCACAGGGATCACTTTGGACAAGTATGGCTGCCCAAAAGAATTTCACCTTGCAGGCTATTCTTCGCGGGGCAACGTGCAAAAAAATAACTCTACAGCTTATAACGCAAGTTTAGTTCAGTATCTTTGCGATCCTGAAAGAGGTAGCCAAACTCGCGGCATTCCAGCTCTACAATCGGCATTCTCAATGCTGCATAGAATCAATGACGTTTGCGACTCAGAGGCTATCTCTTGGCAGCTCTTAGCCCGCATCGCCTTGAGCATCACCGGTAAAGACGCTCAAGAAGATGCGTTTATTAATAGTAAATCTGAGCAATCCAGCGACGGCGAAACGCCTGAGATTCGGATCCAAGAATTAGACACAGCAACAATCTACACTGCCCCAGAGGGCACAGAAATCAAAGGCGTTGATCGTAATTTGCCTGGTAAAGATTTCCCGGATTCGATTCGGATGTTCCTTCGATTCCTTGGTTTGCCGCTTGGTTTACCGCTGGAATTAATCCTTCTGGATTGGACTAAAAGCAATTATTCCCAAAGCAAGGCCGTGTTAGAGCAGGCGTACCAAACATTCCAGGACTATCAAGAGCTGCTCGAAGATAACTTCTACACTCCGATTTTGCTATGGAAAATTGACCAATGGACACAAGAGGGGTTACTGAAACCTCGCAAGAATTGCAAACACTCTTGGATCAAGCCAAAATTCCCTTGGTTCGACCAGCTCAAAGAGGCAACCGCCAACGCACTTAAAGTTGATCGCGGATTCGCCACTCACAGCGAAGTTTGCATTGCCCAAAATAAAGACAGAGATCAAATCATTGAGCAGCGACATAAAGAGATTCTGGAAGCGATTGGGCTTGCGAAAAATATATACGAAAAAACCGGTCAAAAAGTTGACTACAGGCTATTTTGCGGACTAGAACAAATCAAAGAAAAAGAGGTAACGAATGAACGCACAACTAGCAAAAATGACTAATGAGCCGTTTATGATGCACAAGCCATCGCTTCAAACGCTAGCAAGTTCGCTCGCGGCTCAGGCTAAAAATCTTGAAGCAGCAAGCAATGCAATGCAAAGCGTCGACCTTGGCTCAGCAAGCATAATCACTACCTCCGGATCTGTTGCCACAATCCAGATTGCGGGCACATTAATGCCATCGGTCCCAAGCTGGATGAAGTTTTGGGGATTCGAGGGAACAGGTTATGACGACATCGAAAACGCGATTGCCTTAGCTCTTGGCGATAGGCGAGTTAGCGAGATCGTTCTTTCAATTAATTCGCCAGGCGGCTCTGTCGCAGGCGTGCATAATTGTGCGTTGGCGATTCGCGATGCCGCAAAGGAAAAGAAAGTAACATCTCGCGTTGAATCGCTTTGTGCAAGTGCAGCTTATTATCTTGCAAGCCAAAGCTCATCAATCTCTGCGGGCATTAATGCGGAGATCGGATCGATTGGCACATACATGGTTTGCTACGATTACAGCAAGATGTTTGACGAAGCGGGCGTTAAAGCTCACGTCGTTTCTTCTGGCGAGATCAAAGGCGCAGGCGCTTACGGCTCACAACTCACAGATGTCCAGCTTGCCAATATCCAATACCGCGTTGATTCGCTAACCGAGAACTTTATCTCAGCGATTGTCAACGGCAGGAAAATGAAAGAATCAAAAGTGAAAGCTCTCGCAACTGGAGCTGTCTGGATTGCAAAAGATGCACTCAGCGAGGGATTAATTGATAACGTAACAGAAAAATTTGAACTCAAGGAGTCAAAAATGAATGACAACAACCAGCACCAGCAATCAGACCAAACAGATGTTGACATCGAAGCGATTGCTAAAGACGCAGCGGCAGCAGCCGTAACAGCGGACCGCAAAAACCTTGCGGACATGAAAGCGGCCTTCCCAGATGATGCCGATTTCGCAATCGCACAACACGAACAAGGCAACAGCCCAGAGCAAGCCAAAGCTGCTTACGCAGATGTGCTCGCAGAAAAGCTTGTCGCAAGCGAAGAGGCAAGAGTAGATCTCCAGTCTAAGCTTGACGAAGCAACGGACACAGCTACAGATAGTGCGCAAGGCGCAGAATCTGGCGTTGCGTTTAACGCATCTAGCGAAAATCAAGACAGCAGCTTTATGTCGCTTGTTAAAGCACACCAAAAAGAGAATGATTGCAGCAAAACAGAAGCAATCAAAGCGGTTCGTGATGAGAATCCATCGCTTTATCAACAGTTTTGCACGGGAAAATAAGCCGATCGCGGCACAAGAATAAAACCTTATTTCAGGAGAAATAAAATGACACAATCACCACTCACCCTTGTTGCCGGTGAAGCTCTTGCAGCAAATCGAAGAGTTAAAGTTACTGGCGAAAAAACCGTTAGCTACGCAGACGCAAGCGACGATTCCGCTTTTGTTGGAGTTACAATCGCCGGCGTTGCATCTGGCGAAGTTGTAGGAGTTGCTCTAAAAACAGCAGCTCAAACATTTGAGCTCGAGTGTGCAGATGCCGTTGCCGCTGGAGCAGCTATTTACGCTGCCAATGACGGCGAGATCACAGACACTACTGGCACAACGATTATTGGCTATGCACTCGAAGCTGGAGCTGCTGGCGATATTATCGACTGCATTCTCGTTTAACTCGTTTATTTTAATTAACTAACAAACTCTCACAGGAGACTTAAAATGCCTATCAACGACTCAGGTAGCTCTCGAGCAACCGCAAGAATGGATCTTGGCGAAGCTTTAACGGATTTCGTTTTTGACGAATCAAATCTAATCGCTCAATCAGTGTTGCCAAAATTCGGCATCGCAAAAAAAGGTGGCAGCATTACTGTTGTCAAGAAAACTAATCTCAAACGCTCAGACGCTCTCCACGCAAACGGCGCTGGTTTTAACCGCATCGGGCTTGGCGTTGACGACCATGATTTCAGCTGTAAGGATTACGGGCTTGAAGGCCTGCTAACAGAAGAAGATCGTAGCAACTATGAGGATCAATTCGACGCAGAGCAAGCGGTAACATTCGCTCTTAATCGTAAGATTCTTATTGAGCGTGAAATTCGCGTTGCTCAAAAAGTTCAAAACACATCCACTTTCACTGGCTCAGATCTTTACACAGACAACTCTGCCGATGCGTGGAGCGATCCAACAAGCAAGATTATCGCACAGGTTCGCGGAATGATCGAATCATGCCGTAAAACTTGCGGCGCAAATCCAAACTCGCTTGCGATCAGCGGTTCTGCGTTTAGCAACATGCTAAACAACAACCAAATCATCGCAAGATTCCCAGGCGCTCCAGTTATCACAGCGGCAATGCTTCAAACTCAAGTTGCTGCAATCTTTGGCATCAAGAATCTTTTCGTTGGCGATGCTCTTTATGATGGAGCTGCTGAGGGTCAAGATTTCGCTGCAACTGAAATTTGGTCGCCAAGCTACGCGAGCGTTTTCGTGCAGCACACAGGCCTGCTCTCTCAAGCTGGGCTTGGACGTACAATGAGCTGGACTAAAATGGAAAGAACGGTTGAGCAATACCGCGAAGAGCAAACCGAAAGCGACGTTTTCCGCGTCCGTCAATTCGAAGACAATAACATTTTTGAAGAAGGTTTTGCTCATCTCGCAAAGATTGGCTAATTCCAACAAGAAACTCCAAACCACGCCTTCCCTCTGCTGTAATGGTAGGGGGTAAGCGTGGATTTTTAACGGGTGGAGAAAATTTCTATGTCGAATTTCGATGATTTAATGGCAGCAGCTTCTCAGCATTTTGACGCGAGTTTTGGTTGTGAGGTTATCTATCGCGTAAGCGACTCGGCTACCTCGCAGACAATCACTGCCAGGCTTGGCGAAATTAATCAAGAAGGTCGGTTTGAGGATGATTCCAGCGATCTGTTGCTCTCTCGCTCGATTGCTGTTGGGTTTGTTTTAGCCTGCGGCGATTTGGTAACCATCGACTCCCAATTATGGTACGTCCAGCCAGAGATCAGCATCACAAGCTACGGCTCTCGCGGAACTATCGAGCGTTACGCCAAACAAGAGAAACATGCGCAAGGTTATTTTGACCGCAATAATTAATATAAGGATACAACCATGGATGGCAGTTCTAACAATTGCGTGCAGGGGGCGAAGAATGCGGAGAAGATTAAAAATCTTGAGAAAGAAATGAGCGAAACGAAAACGGCGATTAAAGAGATCCGCGATAAGCTTCTGGGCAGACCTAGCTGGGCGGTTTTCTTTTTGCTTACTGGCATGAGCTCGATTGTGCTGATTTTGATCGCCCAGCTTTTGCGGTTGAAATTTGGATGAGAGATTTAATTATAATTACAAATTACTAATTTCTAATGAGGTACATTTAATCATGACAATCTTAGAAAAAATAAACCAACTCAAAGAAGGTAATACTGACGCAACTCAGCTTGCCCTCTTGAATCGAGCTATTGATTGGATGAAAGCTGAACGTGAGACATACAAGCTCGCTAAGGCTAGTAATATTGCAGGTGCTGTCGGTGAGGCTTATGCGAAAACATGGTCAGACTACGCTAGCTTACCCGTCCAACCAACCAACGAAATGGAAGCCTTACAGATAATTATCTATGTCAAGCAACTAATGGAGGCTACTGATGAGTTGGACTAAAATTGGCGAGATGACAGCGACAACGGATTTCGTGTTTGACCCACAGTTACAGATTACCTCTGGCGGCAACGACTGCGACATGGTTCTTAAAGCTGGTAATGACGCACCGACTTCCTCAACTGACGGTGTAATTTATCATACGTTTGCGGCAGGTAGTTATCTTAAATGGGATAGTGATAATGTCATTGGCACTGCGGGCATTTATTCTGTTTGGGTGGACGAACCTTTACTTGTACTTAGAATTGTGTCTGCTAGTGCTGGTTGGACTAGTATAGCTGATATTACTTCTTTAATTAACTTGAACGCAATACTTATGGCTTCAAATCATATTACTGGTGATATGAGTCATTTAAGTAGTTTAAATCTATTAACTTATTTATTTTTATCTGGAAGTTCGCTATCAACCTCCGAAGTGGATAGTTGCTGCCTAGCTATGTTGTCAGGAGTTGAAGTCAATGACAGAACTTGCAATTTCCAAATCTCATCTAATAGCCCACCAAGCTCAACAGGCTTGACGGCAATCTACAAGCTGCAAGCTTTATACGGCTGGGCGGTAACTTACGACACATCGTCTGCGCAGGTGCAAATCAACACGCTTGCGGAATTACAGGCGATCGGCACAGACTCTACTACGCTAGGCTACGATTATATCCAAATGCAGGATATTAACGCTGTCGCAACTCGCAGCCCGCTTTACGGCACAGGCGAAACTGGCGACCCTATCGGTATGGATATTGGTAACACGAGTGGTAGTGATAATGAGGGTTGGTTGCCTATTGGAGAGACAGGAAGTGAGTGGACTGGACATTTTGACGGGAATGGCAAGCAGATAGACTCGCTTTTTATTGA